TCTTCAAAAAATTCTAAGCTGTCTTTATCAGCACTGCCTAACTTATCAAATAATTTTGTTAAGGAATTTTTTGTGCCTTTGTCTTGTATAAAGCCTTGGTAAAATTTATACTGACTTACATCATCTACAATAATATTTGACAAATAATCTCTTTTTTGGTAGCCGATTAAATGCTGCGCTAAACGCTGCTGCTCGCTATCAAAATTATCAGTATCTAAATCATAAAAATCTGTAAACTGATTAGCTCTATAATCAAAGTTTGGTTTCACTGTTTCTTCAGGTTTTTCTGCAAGCAAATTCCATTCTTCAGGATCAAACGTTGCACTACCGCTTATTTTTGATTTTGCGGTATAGTAGAATTCTTTGTATTTTACAATTTCTGCTATATCATAATCTCGCCATGCTTCCCAGATTGTAAATTTAGCTTGATCGTATATAAATCCAGGAATGTTGAGACTTCCGTCCCATGCATCTGTTCTATATCCTACAACCTTAATTCTTTCTTGTCTATATCCTGATTCAGGATCATAAATCGTATCATTGAATACTGTATTGTTATCGATTAGCACTACATGTTCTTTTTGCACCAGTGCTAATTTTGCAAAGAATATTCCTTCAGTAGTGTTCGTAGGAAATAAACCAAAACTATTACCATCAACTCTGATTGTATTTGTAAAATTATTCTGTAATATTCTTCCGTCAATTTGTTTTATTGTATATCCAAGAAAGTTATCGTAAATGTCATCTACAGTAGAATATTCTGTATCAAATTTTAGTTGGTTTGCTCCTGGACTTAGTGTAATGATTGTGCTGTTAGCCCAATTCTCTGTCGTAAAGAACATAAACTCTCTAGCTAATAGATTAAAATTTTCTATTGTTTCAAAACGAGAGTTATTAAAATCAAATGTAAATCCTATAGATTTTAAATATGCATCATAACTTAGAAGAAAGTCTACAACTTCTTGCACTGACGGAAACACAGTGCCATAATCAATTTTATCAATGGTATTTGTAAAATTTTTCCTAAATACAGCACTAACACCTCCTACCACAGGCAATTCTGCTAATTTTGAAAACTTTGAGGTATCAAAAGTATCATTGCTAGTATGTGTTTCATTTACTCTATAATATGCACTCAAATATTCTACTATACGTCCTTTATCAAATATTTTTGCACTGTCCCATACCAAGAAACTTTCGCTGATACCGCCTACATTTACAACAGGATCACCTGCAGAAATAGCATGTTTATTAATTAGGAAAAAAGGATCTTCTTGGTCGTAACCCGACACGCGATATCCGCTTGGTAATTTTTCTATTATCACACCACTATAAGAAACAATGTCAATTGGACTAGACTTTTTTAACGAGATACTATAGTTTTCAAATGGAACAAATACATTTCCTTTATTCAAAGGCGTTCTACTGTCAAGCACTAACTTTAGTTTAGACTTGTCTGCAAATCCACCTACTTTAAAACCTAATTTATTGTCCAAATTAATTACAGTATTTCTATATTCTTCGTAACTAGCAGTTAAACTAGATCGTATATAAGACTCAATATAGTTTATAAGTCCAGCAGTGTAATTAACCACGCTGTCTTGTTCAGTGTAAGGAAATACTACGTTTTCTAAATTAATAGCTTTCTTTGTATCAGTGTAAATTAAATTACCTACTTTGTTCCTAGTAATTCTACTTCTATCAAATAAAAGCCCTGATACAGCAGCCGGACGGTTTGCAAGTAAAGCAACTATTAATGCAAAAGGATATTCACTACTGCGTCTCCATGCAGATTCAGTTGGTGCAACATCTCCGAACTTAAACAATTTGTCTCTTTGAACTACAAAACTAAATTCTCTTGAATAGCTGCTATCTAATGGACTACGTATTCTTCCTGATTCGTCAACTGGAATATTTGAAGTCAATCCAGGACGTATATATTTTTTTCTAATTTTAATTTCTTTACCCGGCTCTCTAACTATACCGCCTTCAATATCTTTCCAAAGTATAAGATTATCTTTAGTATAAGGAGCTGGTCCATATTGTGTTTCCCACCAGCTAGGCTGAACACTAAATCCTAAAATTTCCCATGGACGTAGATTTGGCGAATCTGTATCTAAAGAATCAATGTAGACGCCTCTCCAAAAACCCGGTAATCTATTTCCTTTTGGACTTACACTACTGCTGTAATTGTAAGTTAAGGTAGAACGTTCCTGCACAAAGCTATTGTCTGTATAATCAACATTACCCGCTGTGGTTAACCAAGATACAAAATCTGTAATCAATACATTATCAAGGTCTTCTTTAGAGATGCCTGTATCTCTATATTCACCTCCTACATAATCATGAATGTCAAATATACTTGTGTCATACGTAACTTTTATATTGTTGTAAATTCTACGTTCTAATTCTAGTAACAAGTCATCTCTAAAATCGTCATAAGCAATAGTAATACTGCCATCATGTCCTCTAATTACACTTACAGGATCTGCATAAGTAGAATCTACAAATTTTTCTGGTTTATATGCAGGAAACATTCCCAATTTTGTAGGAGTTGGTGGAATGTAACTTGCTTCAGTTGTTTCGTATTCATGTATTTCTATTGTATCATCAACTGCAATAGTTTTTGTTATATAAGCAAAACCTTCTGTGGTTAAAGTGTAATCCACACCATAACACAATTGCTCACCATTTAAATAGACATACACTGCTTTTCTATTATCAACTGTAAACGCAAACGGTGTGCTAAGTGCATAATATTTTATATCAATATCTAATACTGTATATTCTAGTCTTTTATACCCTCCAGATCCTATCATATCTGAATTGTAGAATGGCATGTTGTCTCTTTTGTTTTTCTTTATTTCTGCTAGAATAAGATTCACATGCTGATTTGTAGCAGTATCTACACCTAGTGTTTCTGCTATCTGGACAAAGTCACGCTTGAATTTACTGTATTCTTTTTTTGCATATCTTATAGCATTAACAATATTACTGTCTTTACGTGCTAAATTCACCAACGGTATATTTAATGGTCCGCTATGTTTTACAAATTTGCGTCCATATTGATACACGTTTCCTAAATCTCTTAGGTTATTTCTGCCTGGTTGCGAACCTACAAAGTTATCAACTTCTACAATTAATCCTTCTACATGATCTGCAACCTGCCCATATGTAAATTCAGTTATATTATTGTTTAACGGATTTCTTTCAAAGTTGTGAGGTGTTTCATAATAGCCGTTTTTATTTTTTGTAGTTTTGCTTTTGCCTTTTATTATAACAATATCGTCAAATTCTATAGCAGTTTCAAATACTACAAATCTAGTCTTATTAATATTAATTTGCTCATAATCAACATTTTCTATCAGTAATTTATTGTTATGATATACAATAATCTTTAAATCTGCAATTTCTGCACTATTATCAAAAAAGTCTACAGGAAAACTATTTGTTAATTCTCTACCTGTAAATTTTCTAATCACATACTGGCTGCTTTTTGTATTTGCTTTTTTCCAACTATTTTGATATGAAAACTCGTCTCCTTGCAAGTCGTATTTTTTTACATATGCTAAATCTGCATCTAGATTTACTTTTACACCTCCAACTTCGTAAGTATAGGAATCTTTTAACATGTTAAAATCAAAAAGTATATCGCCTGAATTAACTAGATTTTTATAAACAATAGGAAATCCTAATTCTGTATCGTTTACACCTTCGCCAACTTGGTAAGAAAATATATTGTTACCTTTGAATGTTGTTAATGGATATGTATCTAAATCGCTGTAGCTAATACCATCTTCGTCATATAAGTCAAATTTTGGAACTTGATTTATTGCATTTTTATCCTGAGCAACTTGCCATTGTCCATCATTATAATAGAACATTCTGCCTGCATAGTTTACTCCTGTTTTAATTAAAACAGTTTCATCTTGTGTAGGAAGAGTGTCGCTTGTTTCAACAAGACTTATTCTATCTTTTTTGTTGTTATGATCAATAAACTTAACTTCATATATTTTACCATTTACCAAAGGATCAGGATCGGCAGTGAATAAAACACGCATGCCTTCGGCTAGATCTATGCCATCAATATTATATCCTATAGATCCTTCTATAATTGAAAAAACATCGCTAGTGTAATCGTCTACCAAATCAACAATTTGTTTTGCTTTTGTGCCATGCTGATATAGTTTTAATCCAGATTCAAATTCAATAATAGGACGTTTGGCTCTTGCACTTTCATCAAACGCATACTGGTCTTGTGAGTTAATTTCAGCACTTTGTAGAATAACATCTTTATGGAACCAGCGATTGTATCTTGTCCAGCCATTTCTATCTGCACTACTGCGATTTATAACAATATAATCTTTTGTGCCAGCAAAGCTAAGTGCATCACTAAAAGGAACTCTGTCAAAGCCGTTTGTATCAAAAGGAACTTGTGTGTCTTGTGTAAAAATTGCAGGGACACTAAGTTCATTTACAGGAACAAGATTTATACTATCTCCTACACCTTCTACATAATAAAAACCTTCTGAATAGTTTGCTGGTGTAACGTTTCCTATAAAATATATTTTCATTCCATTGCTGAAATTCCAACCGTCGCTGGTTGTATAAGTTTTTTTACCAATTATTTCTTTTTCAATATCAATTTCGGTGTTTTCTTCTATATCATATACACGTAGACGGCAGCTAGTATCAATATTTGTTTGACTTACAAAATAAAGTTCGTTTGGTGCATTATCAGGAACAGTAAATTCTATTATTCCATTTTCTATATAACCGTCAAAAACAAAGTCATTTATATCGTTAGTGTCGCCTTCTATACTAACAGGAGATAGTTTAACACCATCATTGTATATGAAAGATACATTGGTATCGTCTTGCTGAATAGAATTTGCTGTGCGTTCTGAGAAAGAATACAATTTGATTGTATAATCAAAATCCAGTGCATCTAATACAAGCTGACCTGCATCATAAAGAGCTTTCTCAATAATATCTCTGTCATTTTTTGTATAAGAAGCCAATGCATCTTCTACAATATCTTGATATATTGTATTTTTAATTGCTAATGTGCTATTTGTAAAGTTAGCATCTGCGACATAAGCCGCTCTATCATATCGTGTTCCATCTACTATTATTGTATCGTTGCCTTCTGTAGTAGATAGTTGTGTTTTTTCAATTGCTAGGAAATCTAAACTTCCTACATATGGTTCTACTAATAAATTCCATCTATCTTTGAATAAATCCAAACTTGTATCAACTAATGTTTCAACAAAATCATTGTTATCAAAATCTTCATATACTAGACTGTTTTTTGCACTTAGAACATCATTGTCAGTAAGTAATATATTTTGCCAATCTATACCTTCAACCCAAGCTGTTAGTGTTTGATCAAATATTTTTGTTATTATGTTATTAGTTGCACTTACATTAACAATTTTGTCTGTAGTTCCTAATATAGGAATAAACTTTCTATCAGACGAAATAGTAATAGGGTGTCCGTCTGTGTTTACTTCAAATATATATTTTTGACCACGGAACAATTTAATTTCAGGATTACGAGTTTTACCATCTGGTGTAAACAGCAAAGCAGTATTATCATCGTCTGTAACTGTTGTAATTTGATATGTGCTTACAATATCTCTACTTTGTCCTTTTACAGGCACTTCCTGTGGACCATTGGGTAACCAGTAATATTCTCTAAAGTTTGTAAATTTATCAAAATTAATATGTGGGTTCCATGCATAGAATTCTTGCTCGTTCAATTTACTGTGATTATCAGTATTTCCTCTAAATGTTTTTATCAGACCTATATAATCCAAATAGTCCGCACTAAATTCTGTATTGCCTAAACTGTCTTCATATACAGCATATGGTTCAAACTGATAATTGTCTCTATCATCGGTAACTTCTGCAAGGTAAGTATCATTGATAGTTACTGCCTTAGCTTCCTTTTTACCTACAAATCCGTTTATTTTTTCTACTACGCCATCTGATACAAACTGGTCTAAACTGGCTTGTAAAAATTTCTTGTTAGCGTTAGTTCTAAAATACTGGGGTAAAAATTCTGCAGAAGATCTTTTGTAATTTTTACCATCTGGTAATGGAATCGTTTTATCGTCGTTAGCCATTAATAGTTTCCTGTGCTTGTTATAATAATGCTTTCGTTTGCAGTTTCACTCTGCACTCCAGTATTTAAACTAGGGTCACTTGTTACCACTTCGCCATTAGCTTGTAATCTGCTCGCTGTAATAGCGTCAATAATTTCCACATCATCAACAGTTGCAGCACTAACGAATATTTCATCATTTTCGCTTTTTATTTCAAACAAACTACCAAACACTTGATTTGCAGCAGTAGGAACAATTACCACACTTACAATATCTGGCGCTAATTGATTGGTTATATAAGCAGCTAGTTCTTGGAAATAAAATGTTTCTCCAAAATCCCAATTTTCTAATGCAAAATAAGTATTGATTGCATCAATTACTCTTGATTTTACATCGTTGTCGTTTACTACTCTTCCACTGTTTTTTACTATTTTAAAACTTGCTTGTAAATCCACGTCGGCTTTACTCCCAAACAAAGGTTTGTATTTTGTCGGATGGTAAATTACATCATCGCTAATACTTTTTATTTTGTTTATATCTTGTCCATATTGTAAGAATAAGCTATCACTACTAGGCGGCAAAGGCATTAATGTAGTTTTTCCTTGCAACCAATTTCTATAATTAGTATCATACGCTTGGGTCAAAAGATATACATCTATTATATTACTGCTACTAGGATCTATCCTAGCATTTTCGTCCGCAGCATGACTATATTCAAACTTCAAATCATCACGCCCAATATATGCATGATATTGATTAGTATAATTTAATTTATTTTGAGAAGAATTATAAACTAAAAATACATCTCGTAAAGGAATATAAAAAACTTTGCCGTCGGCCCATTGACTCAACGGATTAGCGTTGGTTTCAGAATCAATCACCGAAATATTTTCTTCAATAGCATCTACATATGAATAGGTTTCTGTTCTATTGATTACTGAACGTTTTTGGAAGATGTATTTTGTATTTGTATTAGTTGCTGGAGCAATCACATGGTCAAATACGTCAGGATCATCAACAACACCGTCGTCATCTGAATCAAAAAATGAAACTTCTATTTTTTTGCTGTTAATGTAACCTGCAACGTTTTTATATTCCTTGTCTATCTTCCATGTCCAATCCACAGTGAAAGGTGAAAGGCTATCAGGTTGTGTGTTTACACTTAAAAGTTTTATTGTGTCTTTTACTATACGCCCTGTTTTACTATCGTAAATGTCATCTGTGCTATCAAAGAAAAACTTAATTTCAGTATCACTTTCAAATACATATCGTGTTCCTCTGCTTTTTACACTATATTTTCTTCCGTCTGTTTCGAAGAGTAACAACCAGCTGCTATCTAAACTTTCGCCAGTTACATCTCCTTGCTTGCCTAAACTGAAATCATCGGTAACATTTAAGTTTTCATTAATAATAAGTCGCCATTGTCTTAAATTTGTGTCGTAACGCAACCCAAAAGTTCTATATGCAAAAACTTGATCAATAAATTGTCTTGTTACATCGGTTGACAATTCGTCATTAAATATTGGTATAATTTCTTCGATCTTACAATTGTCTGGAACTCTATCATTTAGCACAATTGGACCAAGCCCTGTATCTGGATCAATAACCGTTCCGTCTTCGTCAACACTAATAACTTTTACCCATATGTAATCTCTTGATCCTAGGTGATCTGCTGAGCCTGCCATAAGTGTGTTATCATCCATAAAATGAAAATTATCCGGAGCAGAGAATTTTATCAAACTACCAGGTTCGATGAATTTGAGAATGCTTGTGGTAAAACTAGATACTTGCACTTCAAAATCATTTGAGTCTTTAAACAATCCTGTGCTTCTATTTGTATCAAAAGATATAGAGTTCCATTTTATATTCAAATTAGCAATTTGTTCGTTACGAGGAAAATTATCATAATAATAATTTTTCAGCCTGTTGTCTCTTAACACAGGTTCTATTTGATTTTCGACCACTCCTTCGATATCTGTTTTTGTAACAAATTCAAATGATTGATCTTTATCTATCAATTCTTTATATAATATACCGTCATTGCCATACAACAATGTATTACTATATTTTCCACTTGCATCACGCAGATCGTAATACCTACTTATTCCGCTGCTAGTTCTGTTTACTGCTTTGGTTTTAATAATATCTTGTAGCACATTAAGTGCGCCAATATTGTAATCCTCGCCTGTGATTAATCTATTTTGTGTATAATAAGTGGCAGGAGCATTTTGTTTAATTGTGTCGTCAGATTCGCTTTCGGCTGCATTCTCTATGCTTTCTTTGAGTGATAGCACTAGATTCAAAGTTTCTGTTTTGTTTGCTTTGCTAGTATATGCAATACGTAAATTTATTCCAAATAAATCTCTAGGATTTATTGTGAATTCTCTGTTATCACTGGTTCTGTAATAAACACGAAAATTGCCTTTTGGAATTTCTCCAAATGTTCCGTCACTGAACACTAGGCTAACTCTATCATTGATTTTTGTAAGAACTGTATAGATACTTCTAATGCCTTTTTGTAGGCTATTATAAATTATATTATTGCCTTCTACATTGTCTACTTTTTCCCACAGCTCGTTTTCAAAACCGCTGCTGTCTAATTTATAAAGCCAAATATCGCTGTTGTTGATATTATCAGAATCAATGTTAATAGTTGTGTTAGGCACACTTGTTTCGACATTAAACGTTTCGTTTTCTAATTCGCCCTGTCTAAAATGAAAAAAGAATCCTGTATTGTTACTGCCTGGTCCTTTGCCATCATCTCTATATAAAAACGCAAGTTTGTTTGTTGGCAAAGGTGGTTCTTCATATATTTCCTGGTCGGTTATATTTGAACTAGTAATTTCAAAATTAGTTCCTACACTATTAATAGGTTTGTTAAAAGAATACACAGGAATATTTGTGCTGTTAGAATTAAGTCTATATTGTTCTGTTGAAATACCTTCAATCTTTTCAAGTTTCAAAGGTCTTCCAAATGGATTTGTAACTGGCAATGCTGCATTTATAATTTTGGTAAATTGCTCAAACCAATCACTATTAGTGCTGTCATTCCATTGTATACTTTGTCCTGCAAGATTTACTCCGTTACTGTCGACAATACGCTCAGTTGTAGTCACACTATCAACTTTTAACAAACCGTTAGCTGGTCTATTTCGTTTAACGTTGTAGCTTATAAGTCTGGCTAGACGCAATATGCTTTCTCTACGTTCAGCAGTTTCTAAATAATTTTCTCTAGCATTTAAATCTGCACGGAATGATAAATTTTGTCCAAGGAAAGCAATAAGATCGATAAGTGCAAGGTATTCACTGCTTTCAATGTAGTCGTTAAAATCTTCTGGATAGTTCTGTCTAATGTAGTTAATCATTGTTCTACGTAGATTGTCAAAGTCATAGCTTTGAAAATCTGCATACTTGAAACTTTGATATATTCTTTTCCAATCTTCTGCTAGAAGAAGTCGATTTTGACGCTCTGTGCTACCCATAGGTTTATCCTTGCTTTATATGATATTTATCTGAATTAATAAAGTGCGCTGTTTAAACGAGGCCGGCTCTTTGATCGAATTGTAATGACAATGTTTCGCTAATATTGTATGGCAAATATGTAAGTTCGCATGTTATTTGTATACCGGTTTCATAAGCATCTATCAACACAGAGTCGGCGCTAACTCGTGGATCATAATTTACAATTCTTTCTACATCTTTTATTATTGCATCTTTAAGGGCTTCAGTTAGAGGTTCAAACAATATATCCCAAATAATTGTGCCAAAAGTAGGATTTTCTAATTTTTCACCTTGACGTATGTGGAAATGATTGACTATATCTTGTTTTATCAAAGGTAAATCAAACAACGAAAAGGATCCTGCATTGCTTACTGTGCTGGTTCCTCTATAACGCTTAGATACAGGCGCTTTTTTTACACTGCCGTTGATTGTAGTTGTTTTGTATAAATCTCTATCACGTGTTGCCATAATTTATTCCCTTGGAGGAGGTGCTGATGCTGGACCTCTGTTAAAAGTATCTTTGGTAATTGTAACAGGTGCACCAGTTGGATCTAGTATTTTTGTGCGCTCAGGTTCTGTTTTTCCTTCTCGACCGCTGGAGTCTACTGGCTTGTATATCTTTGGCGTTCCCATTTACATCTCCTATACATATTTATTCCACAATAGTTGGCTTGTCTGGACCGTCAATTGGTGATCTGTCGCCTGGACCTTTTCTATGAGAAAAATGAACATCTTGGCTTTCAGCAACGGCTTCTGTCTTGTCTGGAGTTACTGCTGGCGGATTCCAATTCTCATGTCCTTTCCATGGCTCGTGTTGTGGAACACGCTGCGGAAATGCTGCCGATACAGCTACAGTTGCTTGAGTTGCTGCACTTGCTGCTGATGCTTCTGGTCCGTTCATGTGGATTTCTGTTGCTGTTTCTATATGATTGCCTGATGTCAATGCTTCAAAATTACCGCCGCTGGTAATTTTTGTTGTAGAACCAACCAATATCTCCATGTTGCCTCCAACTTGCAGTTTCATATCGCCTGATCCTGCAATCCCTTCCATACCACCAGTGCCGTATAAATTTAGATTTTCGCCTGCATACAATTCGACATTTTTTGCTGCACTAGCCTTGAATGTTTCTCCTACACGATTTTCCATGTTTTTGCCGACAGTATTATATTGATTTTCTACAGCATTAATATTGATACTTCTACCTGCTTCAATATTCACATCTCTATCAGCAACTATATTAAGATCTTGCTCACTGTGAATGCTAATACTGTCGTCTGCGTAAATATCTATTTTACCATTACTGGTCATCTCCAACCAAGCAGTGCCTCTGCTGTTATTAATGTAGATCAAATCCTCGCTAGTATGCATTAATATTTGTGCGCCTGTTCTGGTCTTAAGCCTAATCATTTCATTGTGAGGAACTGTGACATCGCCAGCAGGCGCATCTAAATATTCGTATGGCGTGTCTGCTGCTTTGCCTGCACGTAGCAGTTTGTCATCTCCGTCATCAATAAAAATACTGCTGCTTCCTAAGCGGCTTGTATGCATTTCTACTTTCTTTTCTTTTATCCCAACTTTGCCTTTAGGTTTACCGCCGCGCTTGTCTAGAGGCCCCGGACTGCTAAACCCAAACACTGCACTAGGCAAGTCACGTTGCGCACTGGTCGAACTTATACCTCTAATATCATCCTCTACAAGTCCTTGTTCAATCAATAGCTCTACATATTCGTCATGCACAGGCTTTTTATATTTTCTAATATTTTGACTAGTTGCTTCAGTAATATGTTTGTTGTATTCGCCTGTTGGCAATCTAGGGCCACCGCCGGGAATTATTCCTGATTTAACTTCTGTGCTGGCATCTGTGTTAGGAATATTAAATGTCATTCCGCGCTCTGGAACACAAGCAAACCAATATGCATGATCTCTTCTACCTTCTACAAAAGTAACCAATACCAACGTGCCAGGATCCGGCGGCACCATCCAAAAACCATAACTTTTTTGCGTATCATCCCACGTATCATTTTGTCCTGGTCCTCTTACAGAATTTGCCATACCATAAAATGGACTAGCATAGTATGCTTGAACAGTTTGTCCTAGGGTTTCGCCTACGTTGCCTGCTTCTGTCAATTTTAACAACTCTACACGCAACCCGCCTCTATATGTTGGATCTACATGTTCAATTACACGCCCTAGATATGGTCCTGGTTTGCCAAGATCTCTGCCATTGTCGACAGTGCGTTGTATTGTATTCTTACTGATGTTTTCAACTGCCATTTTTTATCCTTATGGGTTTACTGTATCCAAACGATAATTCGCTTGTGTTTCTTCTTGAGGAATAGCAGTTGTAACGCTGTTGTCCTCTCCGCCACCTGATATCTGTTGCTCGTCTTGCAATCTTCGTCTTATAAGTTTCAAAGTTTGCGAAAATTTATTTCCTTGCCAATTATTTGACAGCATTGTAACTTTATATAATCCACTATAAGCAGGAACAACACTAAAAGTGACATTTCCGTTTTCATTGTAATCAATAATTGTTTTGAATGTTAGCAATATATCAACTTCGCTAGTTTGATAATTTACTGTTCCGTCGCTAGTTTCATTCAAACTTGCTATTCCTGCTGTGTAATTGCCCATTCCACTGTCGGCTATAAAATAAGGATCTCCATGAATTGTTAAGTCTAAAATAACAAGATCTACACCGCCCTGTAAAACATTTGTATGGAATTCGGCTGCAACTCTTAATTTGTCATTGTCAATACCTAGGCCACCGCCGCCCATAACCGCAGTAGTGTTTAAATTTCTCATTATACCGCCGCCATTTTCGCTATTTTGTGGAGACGCTTCGCTTGGTCTAAATCTTTCTTGAATTTCTAAAGCTGTGCGCTCTACTGCTTGTGCGCCTGCATCATCTAGGTTGCCTTGACTATGGTCTGAGTTTACCATTGTAAAAAATCCTGAATTTATTTGGATTTCAAAATCAAGTATATCAGAATTTTCGCCAGTGTAAATGTAATTGTATTCTTTTACTGCTTGTCCTCGTAAACTGCCATATCCTTTACCTGCATCATTGGGCTTTGCTAAGATTGTATGATGAACTAGATATGGTATAATCCTAAAAATATACTCTTTTGCATCTTCATTGTATACACCTTCTTGCGCACTACTCATTAAAAATTTAACTTGTGTTTCAATCCTAAACCACGGCACCATTCCGTTACCGTCAGGTGCTCTGTCTTTCAGTTCTTTACCATAGTCACTAGCAATAACAACTTCTTCTATTATCCTACTGATTTTTGTAGATGCTGGAAATTCAAATCTCCTGTTTTCATTGTGAATAATAGCTTCTTCTTGTGCAATTACACCGTCTTGCAATACATCTTGTGTATCTTGCATCGGAGCATTGCCGCCTTCATTGAATCCACTGATTATAAAAGATGTAGGTATTTCATTTGGAATATCTTGCGGAAATTCAAATTTGTATTTGTTGCCTTCTTTGACTTTGTTTTCTTGTTTTAACTCTTCAAATCTTGCATTCAAAATAGTTGCTAAACTTTCTTCGCCTTTTTCAAGCACAGTTTCAACATCTTTTCCTGTGATAGAAATATCCGTCATTACCTGTTCAGTTTGATCTGCTAGAGCTTGCTCATTCCACGGAATGCATTCAACTTGGTAAACTGATCCACGGTGATCAACATTGAAGGTGATGTTTACTAATTTAACTGGAATGTATCTAGTATTTTGTCCACTGCCTATGAATCCGCCATTGTCATCCCAACCTACAAATTCTATCATAAACATAAATCCAGCATCTAGATAATTGGTATATCCTAGTTCTGTTGCTGCCAGTTTACAAGCCTGTAAAAATTCACCCATGCTGTATGGTTCAATAACTTCAAACGAAAGATTTGTAGCATTTGATGTTCTTGTTCCTTCTGTGGGAATAATAATACTGTCCATGCTAACATTATCAATGAAATATTCGGCATTTATTCCTGCTGCTGCTTCGTTCAAAGTGGTAACTTTGTTTTCTCCGGCAGTTCCGCCTGATTTTAGTATGACATTTGCAGGTGCTTGACGGGCGCCGCCGTTAATTTGTCCTTTGTCCAAGCAACCAAAGGTAAAAATATTATTGTAACTTGCATATACATTCAACGGATTAGGTTTTGGCATTATTGTCCTATCGCTTTTTTCAATTCGCTTTCATTAGGCAAGTAAATGCTTATACCTGCTTTAAAATCATAGATTGGATCTTTAATTGTATCCATATTTCGCTGTGCAAATACCCACCAATACTTTGCACTACCATAAATGTCATACGCTAGCAAATCTGGACGATGGGTATATTGACTTTCTATGGTATAAAGTGCATCATCGTCACTGCTTGGCACTTCTCTTGGTTCTAATACTCCTAATTCGCCGCTTTCAAGAAACTTTGTTTTGAAATAAGGACTGGACTTTGCATATTCTACCATTAAATGTATCCTTGACTAATTAATCCGCCGGATGCAAATGCATCTAAACTGAATCTGTTTACCTTGTCTCTGCTGTAGACTGGCTTCAATACTACAGAAATAACACTGTCAGTTGGCACCCATGTCCCGCCTGCTTTAATATAATCAACTCCGTTTGGCAAATCAGTAGTAAAATTTTCAACCAAACAAGGAATATTGTTTAATGTATATTGTCCATAGCCATTTAATTTAACAATAGGAGGTGGTGCGCCTTTGTTAGAACTATTTCCATAATACATTTTGGTTGCACTTCGTAACATGTGTGTTGCAGCAATCCAATATAATCCATCTTCTTGATGTTGCACTGGAAAATCACCAACTACAGTAATTTGTCCAAGACTACTGTTCTGATATGCCGGAAAAGCATAATTATTATGTATAGGTGCAACTTCATCGTAGTTAGCTTGATGTTGTATTGTAATTTGCGGTTGTATAGGAAAAGTAAGTGCTCCTTTAAGTGGAGCTAAAACTCCGCTGCCGCCGAAAGGATTGCTTATTTTTACACGCCAATCAGTTGTTCCTCCGCCTTCATCTGCAAATTTTACAGGAGCAGCCGCAGAAATAGGTTGTCTCAATGTAGGCGGAACATTTCTTCTTCGCCAAACACTCATTAGATTGGTAACATCACCAATTACATCTGCAATATCTGTGGTTGCAATGCTGCGTCGGTTACCGCTACCGTTTAATCTTTGTATTTCAGCACGAGCCGCAGCAGCGCCGTCGGTTTGTTCTATAATTTGTATCCTAGATAAGTCTTCTTCTGCTACCTGGGGATATCTATCTCTATAATCATATGGTTCGGGCATTGCAATCTCCTATACAGTATTTAGTTGACAAAATTAAACACATAGTTTATTATATTAAAAAAGGTATACCATAAATGGCCAGAAAAGTAAATTATTTAAACAACAAAGACATGTTGAAAGAAATACACAAGAGCAAAAGCACATTTTGTAGCTATGTTGATCCAGCATATGCTACTTTTGATATAATTTTGCCCAGTATAGATAAAATTAACATACGAACTATTGCAGAAGCAAAGCGAAACAAAGCAAAAAAACAATCAACAGTTGCATATGAAGAAGCAAAAGCTGTAAATAAAAAAGTAAAACAAGTAGAATTTGAAGTTGACTATAGAACTATACAAAAAACTGATCTAATTTTTCGCATAATGACATTTGATCATATACCCGAAGAACCTGGACGCAAGAAAAATCCTAAAACTATAGCAGATACAAAAGTAAAATTAAACTTTCCGCCATTTCAACATTATAAATTTGATGAAAACGATCAGTT